AATAGATGATGTGGATGTTGAATATGCAATGGATGTTAGTAGAACTATACGAATACTTACTCAGAATACATATTATGGGGGAGAAAATTTATTAGTATCCATGTTAATGGAAATTTGTTTGGGGGGGATAAAATGAAAGGAGATAAAAGTAAGCCACAAAGTAGTTTCATGAGATGGGTTGATTGGTTTGTGGACGGGACGCAAAAAGTTACGAAAAAAGGAAATAAAAAGATCCCTTCTCAGAATATAGATAAAAGATATAATAAAAGATGGAGAAGGAGAAAAGGCAAAGAAGAGTTGATAAGGGAAGAACAAAAATAAAACCTACTACTTAACAATTAAAAAGAAAAGAAACCTAAAAACAGTATAATAAAATAAAAGATTAAACCTATTTAATGAGGAGAAATTTATTATGACAAGTAGACAAGAAGCTATGGACCAAGAATTTTCAAAAACTCCAGGAGGAAATTATTTCAACTATGTAGATACTGCAAAATTGGAAAGATTGGGAATAACTCAGTACAAACCAGTACTTAGTGAAAATGCAGTGCGAATTGTATTTCCACCAAGCAGACCAGGATTTTATGGTCTAGAGATACATCGACATTCCAATGTAGGAGTTAATAGAAGAACATTTATTTGTAGAAAAAGAATGTTTAATGAAGAATGTCCAATATGCTCCTTTGCAGATGAATTGAGAAAGGAAGATCCCCAGGATAAAAGGGCAAAAGAACTTTATGCCGGTCGAAGATATTTATTCTTTGTGGTGGAGACTCTAAGTGAAGAAACCATGAAGAAGGGTATTCGTTGGTGGGATTGTCCTATAGGTATTTATAAGGAAATAAAGGCCAGATCAAAAAATAAAAGGAGAGGAACTACTCCAGAAGGAACAGAATTTAAGAAGTATGTTGATGTCAGTGATCCAGTAAATGGAAGAGATGTAGAATTTGAGCAAGTTAAAGAGCAAGGTAAATACAGTTATGAGGGTGTTCGTTTAGTTGAAACGGATGCTATTCCGGAGGAATGGTATAAGGATCTTCCAGAATTTGTAGATATATTAAAGAACTCTTCAGAGGAAGAAATGAGAGAAGCACTTAGTGGTGAAACTACTCCTGATGAAGAAATAGTCGAAGATGATTCTGAACAAGTAAAAGAAGAGGAAGAATCTATTGAGACTACTGAAGTAAAGGATAAGCCAGAACAAGTACAAGAAAAAACCACTACTACAAGAAGTGTAAGTCCTTCAAGAGAATCAACAAATAAGGAAAACAATGACATTCGTACACGTGTACGTGCAAGATTGGAACAATCCAAAAAAGCAAGACAAGAGGAGTAAAATATGAATACTCATCAAGAATTAGAAATTGCAGAACTACAGGAAGCACTAGTAGAATTTAAAATTGAACTACCTATAAACTCCATGGAACTAGATGAGGAGTGCCGAAGGCAACCAGAGAAGTATGAGATGGTAGGGCAATTAGCTACTACTGCAAAAGCTTTAGCAAGAGGAGCTAAGGATACATTGGATTTTGTGGAAGCAGAACTTAAATCTAAAGTAAGAAAAGAACCTGAAAGTTTTGGACTTACTGGAAAAGTTACAAATGATGCTGTAAATGAAACTGTAACAATACATAGTGATTTTCAAGAGGCTAAAAGAAATTATATTGAAATTTCGAAAATTGCAGATGGTTTTTCAATTTTAGTAAGTAGTATGGAACAACGAAAAAATATGCTACAAAATTTGGTTAGTCTCTATACTCACAAATATTATGCAAATCAATCACTCTCCGGAGAAGAGAAAAGTTTGGACAAGGCTTTTGAAGAGGAGGTAGCAGAAGAACGTGGTAGGGATGAGGAGGGATAAAAAAACTCAGTTTAAATTGATTAGAACTTAGAATAAAATATTTTTAATACTGTAAATTATAGTAAAATAAGGAGAATAAAATGTCGAGAAAACTAAAAAGAACCGTCGCTAGTGATGTACATATATGTAAGGATGGAAAAATTGTAAGCCATTCAGAAATGTCAGATAGTCATATAGTCAGTCTTTTACAAAACATGGAACTTTGGGCAGAAAGAGATAGGAACGGAGCAGACCCTGCGGGAGAGTTCCCTGAGTACACTCCATTACTAAAAGAAGCACAATTAAGAAAATTATTGTAACGTAAAATGTAAAACAATTTAACTGAGTTTTTTTGATATATTTATTAGAAATAAGTAAGAGAAGGAGAAAACCGATTCTTATAAGGATTTATTATGATCAAAAAAGATATAAACGAAACAATTAAAGCAACTTCAAAACAAGCACTGGATATTGTAGGTCTTCCTGGTGTACGACAATGGTGTTCCACTGGTTGTACTACTTTGGACTTTGCAATATCTAATCGTTATCCTGGCGGTATTCCAATAGGAAGAGTTGTACATATATTTGGTGGAGGCAGTACTGCTAAATCTGTACTTGCTACTACTATATTAGGCTATGCACAAAGAGCAGGCATGAAAGCGTATTATGGAGATGTAGAACATACATTAGACCCAGCATTTGCAAGTATGTATGGATTGGATTGTAATAAAGTAATAGTAGGACATCCCAGTACATTAGAGGAATTATATGATGAGTATCTTCATGATATTATTTATGATAAAACTCCTTCTGGTCGAATTAAAGGATTAAATAAGGAACCAAAAGTAGTTGTAATAGATAGTATCACCGCCTTACCTACTGAAGTAGAATTAGCTGAGGCAATGAAGGACGGTACATATGGAACATCTCGTGCAAAACAAATGTCTAAAGGATTTAGAAAATATCTATTTGCATTATCTGAAAGTAATACTACATTAATTTGTATTGATCAAACAAGAGATAATATTAATGCTGGTCCATTTTCTGCTAACAAAGAGGTAACTTCAGGCGGGAGGGCATTAGAGTTTTACTCTTCAGTACAAATACATGTGAAACATGATTCTAGAATTGTTAAAGAAACTAAAAAAATAAAGGTTGCTATAGGTATCTGGGTTAAATTTAAAGTAGTAAAAAATAAAGTAGCTCCCCCATTTAAAGAAGGTAGATTTAGAATATTATTTGATTATGGGTTAGATTATGTTTGGTCTAATTTATTTTTTATTAGTTCTGTTCAAAATACAGAAGCAGTAGCTAAAAAAGTAACTACTAAAATTAAAATATGGAATGAAGAAAAAACACTAAAAGAATGGATGAAACATATTGATGAAAACAATTTGGAGAAGAAATTGGAAGACAAAGTGTGGGAAATTTGGAAGGATCTTCATCAAACAGAACCAAGAAAACCGAGGGTGTGGTGATATGGAACAGGTACTCCAAAATGTTCTTCAAAAATATGTAGGTATGATTATTACAGAAACAGTAAAAACAAAAATATGTAAAGATATTTCTACTATTCTGGAAAAATATAATTTACATTATAGAATAGTAGTGGAGGAAATATGAAAATTAAAGACTTTTTATTTTCAGGTACAGTTATTAGAAAGATTATTAAAACGGAGAAAACATGAATAGATATTATATTGGGGTGGACCCAGGACTTAAGGGAGCAATAGCTATTATTGACCAGGACGGAAAAGTAGTTAGAGTTACTGACACACCTACCTTGACCTTTAAGAAAGGAAAGAAAAATAAAACAGAATATAATGTAGTGGCAATAAAAAACCTTTTGGCGTCCTTTCCACTTACCCAAACAACAGTAGTACTTGAAAAAATGCAATCTATGCCTCCTGGCATACGTGTACAGGCTTCTTTTAGTTTAGGATATTCTCAGGGATTATTTGAAGGACTTCTTTCTGCTCTTAATATCCCATATCAATTAGTTATTCCCAGAACATGGCAAAAACATTTTGAGATTACCAAATTTAAAGGGGATAGTAAAGCTCAAAGTTATATGATTGCAAGTAAATTGTTTCCAACAGCAGAATTTACTGGACCAAGAGGCGGGGTAAAGGATGGACGAACTGATGCTGCTCTTATTGCAAAATACGGAAAGGATATGTGCGGGGAATAGAAATGGAAAACAATTTGGAGAAGAACTCTTATATTAAATTTGCAATGAATTTAGGATGGATTAAATAATAACATTTAAAAGTTTTGAAAGGCAGGATTATAAAATATGGCAATTGATAATTCAATAACAGTGGATGGAGATTCAAAATTGATGGGGAAGAGAGAAATGGAAGTTATTCCAGTCAATTACATTGTATCAAAAGAAAGTAAAATTAAAGATTTATTTGTTTCAGAAAAATTACCTAATACTTTAGTTTGTAAGCCAGATGTTGGAGATTTTATCAAAACTTCTTTAGGTAGAGAAGTAAAAGTTGAAAAAGTAATTTTATCTAATATACAGATTGATTTAGATAAATGGTCTTGGAGTAATTCGAAAACATATTCAATTTCTAAATTTTTTCCAGGATTAGAATTGATTGTGAGTTTGAATATCTTAGAGGAAGGTGTGAAGGAATAGAGATGGAAAATAATTGGGAAAAAGAAACTCTTAATTATGACATAGATAGAACAGCTGCTCTTATTGCAAAATACGGACAAAATTTATTTGGAGAAAAAAATAATGATTCCAGAAATTCTAAATGAGCCACTTCAATTCATCTCTAGTAGTTTAATACTAATAGGATTATGGAATACTGTCAAAAATAAAAATTGGTGGTTAGTATATTTTATAGGTTCTTTCATCTTTACCTTAGTTAATTTTGATAGTAGAAATATAGGTTTTACTTTATTTGGATGTACAACATTAGTAATGGCTGTTAAAAATTATTTTTATAAAGGCAAGAAATGAAAAAGAAAGATATTACTGGTCCTGGATTGAGTAGTTCAAACTTCAGCCCAAAGCCCCCTGGTTTTGGCTACCCTATGGGGAGTAGAGATTTTTGGGATGTTGAATTAGATTGTTTTGCATACGATTGCGTTGCAAATTCAGGGAGAGGAAAATGTTGTTCTCCTGCTTTGGCTAAAATAGGACCAGGAGGAAAATGTAAAGGGTACAAAAAAAGTACAAATAAAACGAAAAAACATAAAAGAGGCAAATAATGGAACAAATAATTAAAAAAATAATAGAAGATTTTAACTTTGAAAAAGTACATAAAGCAATGGTAGCTACAAACTGGATATGGTCAAACGGAGTACCAACAATAAGTGAGTTAGTAGTACGAGCGACAAAATTATTAAAGGAGGCATCTAAAATGTCTCCTGAATCTTCTGTTGGTACAGGAGGATTTATAGCGACAAAATGTTATAATGATGAACTTGGAGAAGGGCTTATCCTTGAATTTATTTTAACACAAAGTGAGTATTATGAAAATGAGTAATAAAAACAAATACTAATTTTAATTGAAAGGAAATTAAAATGAAATTTGTATCTATACCAGTATTTGAAGAAAAAGGAAGTGTCAAAGAAATTTCTGTAAATCCAGATCTAGTTCTTATGTTAATTGGTGTGCCCATCCCTACGGGTATATTTGAATCTGATGGTACAACTCCTATAGTTAAAGAAGGGACGGGAATTGTTTTATCAAATGGAAATGTTCTCCCCTGCCAATTAGATGAAAAGGAAATACAAAAATTATTGGAAGGTGTATAAAATGGGAAAATGTAAGGATGTCAAGAGGACATAAATAAAAATGATTAAAAAAATACATATTAAAAACTACCAAGGACACAAGGATACTGTATTGGATCTTGGCCCTGGAATCAATAGTGTTATTGGGGCCAATGACTCTGGAAAGACTTCTATCTTTCGAGCAATTCACTGGATACTTACAAATCGTCCTTTAGGTAATGGATTTATTCGGAAGAAACAATCGAATAATGCTCTAGTGGAAATAGAAACGGATTCATGTATAATATCTAGAGAAAAAGGAAAATCTGTAAATGAGTATAGAATTTCTAAAGTAGAAGA